CAACCGCGTCGGTCGTTTTAACGGCGATGACTGCTTGTTTGCAGGTGATCGGAAGTTCTTTTCCCTCTGGAAAGAGGTGACTGGAACTTTTGGACTTTGTGTCAATGTTGAGAAGACCGGCTACTCAAACATCTCTGCGGATTTGAACTCTCAAAGGTTCTTCCTCCGTAGAGGCCAGTTGGCCCCTAAACCCGTCCTTTCGTTCTTCCGCCCTTATAGAAAGGAACCTGGATGTCTCTTGTCAGAGGTGCTCGAAGGTATTCGTACTTTTCGGGGCGAGGTCAAAAGCCTCGTCGTGAATTGTATGATGAGATTCGAGATTGCCGCTAGACAGATTGACTTGTCGACTCTGTCTAAGAGAGATTTCCAGATCCTTTCCAAGAAGTCTTGGTTTCGCCGTGCCTTGACGGATGGTGCGGCTCCTACAGTAAAGAAAGGTGTACGTCGTAGTGTCGAAATGGTCATAGGGCCGCCCCCAAGGGCCTCCCTATACGGTGTTTTTGACGTGATGGCGAAGGACGTCGCGGGAGATATGGTCTCGAGATGGACGGGTGTTCCCGTTAAACCTGAAAAGGTATCCATCGACTATTCTGCCTACCGCGAGAGATCCTCTCAGACACCTTCCTATCAACCTCCTTCTTTCCGTGTCCTCCATCGGGGACCGAAGTTGTGGTCGTTCGTCTGGCCTAGGCCAGTCTACGAACACTTTATGATGTACGAAGATCGAGCCTTTGTCACCCATAAGACTCGTAGATCGCTATGGATCGACGATCATCCTTGTTTACAGGTGAGTGTAGACTTGGTTAGAACTCGTTTCGTACGCGGATCACGTAACTTCAGGACCTACTTTGGACCCCCCGCATCTCTTTCGCCTTGCTCTCTTCCACAGGTCAACTGTGGTTACGCCTAATGAGTTGCGCAGGAGCTTCTCCAGCTGGGAGATGAGTTGTATTAAGTGGGTCCATTCGTCCGGGACCCTCAGGGATGTACGCGAATGCCGTATCGGTAAGTCGCGTAGGCCCATTTCGGCGTGTCATGCGTTTAGGATTCGGAACCCTCTCTGAGGGTAGGAGACCTCGAGTCTCCCTCCGGGGACGCAAGAATCCCAACACGTAACCCTACAGCCCCAAGAGGCTTGTGCCCAACGACCTGGCCCCCCCTCCTTCTGTGGAGGGGAGCAGCTGCGCCCGCACTAACCCTGGACCTCGACAGAGGACCTTGAATCTCCCTGAGTTTCGGGAGAGGGATTGGGAGCGGCCGGGCCTCGCTTTAGTAGGCCACGGGGACGGGAAGCGTGTTGAGCAAGTGGCATGGTGGAATGAGTGTGCTACCGCAGTTATAATAGCGGGATAGTATGCGTGCTGCCCCTGAGGGCGAAGGAGTGTGGAGTGTGGCGGGCATAGTCCGCGGCGGCCAAATCAATTAGCCGTACTTAATACCGCTTGTCGGCCATGGAAAACCAGCCAAAAGCTCAGAACTCAACATCAGTCCTGCTGTTGAGAGCCCTTCGACGGGGTAGTTAATGCGAAAGCATGGTGGCGCACAGGGTCC